CCACGGTCTTGATCTGCGGACCTGGTTTTTAAAAGAGGTTGGCCGTGACCCAGCAAAAAAAGAAAATGAAAAACCAAAGCCGCAACAGGCAGCGGCACCAAGTCGGCACCAAGTTGGCACCAAGTCGGCACCAAGTGCCCCTGTCCGCCCAAAACCAACCGGGTTGGGAAAAGAGTATGAAACCCTATGGAATCAGGCTTGGGCGCTTGCGGATTATATTGACAACCCCGATGGAGAATCCTTAGCAGCCAGGCAAGCCAAAATACCAGAAATCCAGGCAATGATAGTTCGCATGGCAAATATTGAGCAGGCCGCTTTTGACAAATCTGATTTTAAAAAAACCGCATAAACCATAGGTTCCGATGTCACAAAACAATAAGCTCTGTATTCATGGCCTTGCCTGTCCATCAGCAAAAAACAATGTCTGCCTGATCGAAAAAGAATCTATTTTTGAAATGGAAAAATGTCCCAGAAAACAATGGTACCGGTGGCGGGAAGGGGCTGTGACCCAGATTATCCTGGCACCAGGTGTTAAACGATAAAAAAATATGAAAAATCATGAGGGTGTATGAAAAAATATTGCGGTAACTGTCAATTCCTCCGATCTGTCTGCCCGGTGTCACCGGACGAGTGTGTCCAAGGTAATTATTCAGCCTGGGAACTCAAACAAGATCACGCTGTGGAGTTGTGCCGGGAGTGCGGCGGGGAGTCGCGGGTGATAGGTACCGGCCGGCGCGGGGAGAATAAGGTGCGCCGGCGGGAGTGTGTCGTGTGCGCCAGGCGGTGGACTACCTGTGCTGTTGAGTGGCTGAATTGAGAGTTTCTCTTTTTCGCTCGATCATAACTTCCAGAAAACTATTGATTGAGCGTCTTTCTTTATGCAAGCAAAAATATTCAAAAATATTCAAAAAAAACATAACTCACCGAAACAACAACAAAAACAACACAAAAAACTTTTTTCACTTTTTTTGGCCGTCTCCACATGTGGAGCGCAATAAGTTCAATAACAAGGTATAATTACAAGAAAATTAGCGTCTTTTTATCTCTCAGAAGGAACAAATACGTGGTGCTCATGGATGAAAACAGCTGGCTGCAAGAACATATACGGAGCATGAATGACAAATTGACAGAGCTGGTCGGGATCACGGCCACCCACTCCATGGCGCTCAAAATCCTGGGGGCGGGGCTGGTGATTGTCGCCGGTGCCATTTGCGGTTTGATCGTGAAATGGATAGAGGGGAAGCTCTGATGAAAAAAATTCTTCGGAAACTTTTTGGTCCTAGCGAGCGCGTTTCCAAATTGGCCCGGGAGATCGAAGAGCAGCAACAAGCTGTTGAGAGGTTCCTGCAACAACACAATCCGACCATTGTCCCATACTGCAACCTGCGCTATTCAGCCTGTTTTTCCTGCGGGCTTATGTATTGGGAAAAAGACGCTGAACATCGATACACCACGGCCAACGAGGCCCATTGCAACACATTTTTTGATCTGTCTTACAAAGACGCTCACTCGATCATTGGGAAAACCGATGTTGAGCTCATTACAGAGTACCGCAGACACCAGCCGCACACGTTCGGAGAGCTCTGTTTTAGCTCTGACAATTATGTGCAGCGAAACTATCAGGAGCACGGCAGTGCGAAACCAACCCGCTTCTTTGAGTTTGGGTTCAAAAACGAATCCCCATTACTGCTGGACGTGACAAAAACTGCCATCACAGATTCAGACGGTCGTTTTGTTGGGACAAGGGGGCATGCCTTGGACTGGTCAACACGGCCGGATGAGGCGATAGAGCTGCTCCAGGTGCTACTAAAAAAAGGCGTGGCAGAAAAACTCTACAGCGGCGGCAGTCAAAATGTCGCCTGTTATCTAATTCGAGATCGACGGCGCAATCAACCATCACGCAAGTTGCAATTTCCAGAATAGGGAGATCGAACAGCGAGGGGATAGCATGGCAGAGAACGAAAAACCGAAGCGTGGAACCAAAGACATCAAATGGAAGGATGATTATATCCGCATGGCTGAGGTGGCATGTACTGAGGGAGGCCTGACAGATGTCCAGCTGGCTAAACTTTTCGAGGTGGCAAAGCAGACAATCTATTATTGGAAACGGGAAAAGCCAGGATTTCTAGAGGCCATTCGTCGGGGCCGGGACTTCTACGACACTGAAAAAGTTGAAAATTCTCTATTAAAGCGTGCCTTGGGCTATAAATACGACGAAACAGTCAAGGAAATGGTGGATGATCCGGACACCGGCGAAAAATTGGCAGTAACGAAAAAAACGAAAAAGCACCAGCCCGGGGATGTCAAGGCAATAACCTTCTGGCTGAGAAACCGGAACCGGAAGCGGTGGCCAGATACAAAAACCACCGACGGCACCCTGGACGTTCACCATTCTCATGAGCAAATGCTTGATGAACTGGAGTAGATGATGGCGGGACCGAGCGCAAAACAACGTGAGATCGAGATCCGACGGCGGCTGAGGGATGACTATCCCCATTACGCCGAGCGTTGTCTGCATATTCGCGTCAAGAAGGCCAAGGTCATTGACGGAAAATCCCGGAAGGTTGTTCCATTTGTGCTCAACCGTGCCCAGGAGTATCTGCACGAGAGACTTGAAGCCCAAAAGAAAAAAACCGGCAAGGTCCGAGCCCTTTTGCTCAAGGGTCGGCAGCAGGGCTGCAGCACATATGTCGGCGGGCGGTATTATCACCTGACGACGCACAAGCGGGGGGTGAAGACATTTATCCTGGCACACCGGGATGATGCTACGACCAATCTCTTCAAGATGGTTCGTCGGTATCACGATCACTGCCCTCCCCTGGTCAAGCCGTCCACCAGCTTCTCAAACCGGAAGGAATTGGTTTTCGACAAGTTGGATTCCGCGTATGGCCTGGGCACCGCCGGCTCCAAGGACGTTGGCCGGTCTGACACCATCGACTATATGCACGGGAGCGAGGTGGCGTTCTGGGAGAACACAGATGAGATCAAAACCGGTGTGTTCCAGGCTGCCGAGATGGCCGAGGAGATCATCCTGGAGTCCACGGCCAATGGCCTGGGCAACATGTTCCATCAGATGTGGCAGGCCGCAGAGAAAGGCCTGTCCGAGTATGAAGCCATCTTTATCCCTTGGTACTGGCAGGAAGAATACCGCCGGGAGATCCCCGAGGACATGGAGTTTACTCCATCCAAAGAAGAGGCCGCTTATCAAGATGCGTATCAGCTCACAAATGAGCAGATGTATTGGCGGCGCCTCAAGATTGTTGAGCTGGAAGATCCGCTGTTGTTCAAGCAGGAGTACCCGTGCATAGCGAAGGGTGAACGTGTTGGAACGAGCAGAGGGATGATCCCGATTGAAGAGGTCGTTGACGGGGATGATACGGCATATGGCTTAGTAAGGAGTCAATGGGAGACAGGTATTAAGCCCTGCTTGGAGATAACTACAAAGCTCGGGTATACATTGAAATGTACTCAAGACCATATGGTTCGGTTGTCTTCTGGAAAATTTAAAGAAGCAAGGTTGTTGCCAGGTGAGCGAGTGCAACTATCCAAGCCTAAGTTTGCGAGCAAGAAATGTGTAATCCAGTGGCATCCAGTCCCATGTGTAAAATCACAAATTGAAATAGACAAGGACTTCGGCTTCTTTCTTGGTTTGTTTATGGGCGATGGCTCTTTGTACTGTGACACTCTTTCAATCGTTTTTGATGATCGTGACGAGAACACTATTGAAAGGTTATCAGGGATTTTGCAGTCCAAGTTTGGCATTGACCACGCTCAAACCCGGAGAGTCTCAAAACATGGTGTCGAGTTAAGGACGTCAAGAACTTTTTTTGCCCCATTATTTAGAGAGTTAGGCATCGTCCACCAAGGAAAAAAGAAAAGGCGAGTATGCGTCCCTGAATGTATATTCCGCAGTCCCAAACAAGTTGTAGCTGAGTTTTTAAAAGGTTTTTTTGATGCAGATGGTTTCGCAGCTAAAGACAGGGCTGGCGTAAAGGCGTTTTCTAAATACGATGGTTTTTTAAGTGACATTCAGTATCTCTTGCTGGGTTTTGGGATTACATCGAAATTAAACCATGTCGTTAAGAAAGCCGGGAATGGTTCTATGTATCCTGGGACGGAAATGACGTTAAGAGGTCAAGAGTCGAGAGCTTTTGGTTCGCTTATTAATTTTGAATCTCATAGAAAAAGAGCCAGGGTAGCAAGGTGGGTAAACAGCGTTGGGGGGCAAAACCTTATTTCTATGGTTTTGTTTGACGAGGTTATCTCGGCAAAGCCGATAGGGGATCATCTTGTTTACGACATTGAAATGGAGTCTGGGGAACACGTTTTCGATGCTCATGGAATTGAAACTCATAATTGCAACGCAGCCGAGGCGTTTCAAACAACCGGCATCAACGCCCTGATCTCCCCGGAAACCGTGCTCAAGTCCCGCAAGGCCATGGGTGTTCAGCGGTACGGTGCCTATGTTGTCGGGTGCGATCCAGCCAGGGAGGGGGATGACGCTACCACGTTTATCCGCCGGCAGGGCAGGAGAATGTGGCGTTTGGAGTCTCATCATAAGCTGGATGATATGGCCAAGGCGGGCCAGGCCAGGAAAATCCTGGATGACGAGCCAGTTGACCGCATGTTTATCGATCGCGGCGGCGGGTCCGGCATGTATGACAGATTAGTTGAGATGGGTTACGGCAAGCGCGTCACCCTGGTCAATTTTGGCAGCAAAGCCGTGGACCCGGACCGCTACAAAAACCGGCGGGCTGAGATGTGAGACGAGTTGAGAAAATGGCTGGAGTCAGAGGAAGAAACAGAGATCCCGGACGTTGACACTTTGCAGGCAGACATGACGTCCCCTGGATACAAATACACCAGCTCGACCCAGAAGCAGCTGGAAGCTAAGGAAGATATCAAGAAACGAATCGGGCGATCACCGGACGAGGGTGATGCGGCTGCACTGACATTTGCGGAGCCTGTCAAGGTTACAACCAGCGGATCAAGCCGAAAACGGCGTCGAACCGGCATGGCGGCATAAAAAGGAGCAAGAATGGCTGAGGTTACAAGAGAAATAGTCTACCGAAAAAAAGATGGTGATTGGGAACCGGTGTTGTCTATCAAACCCAAGACACCCAGGGACGGGCACCATTCCAATTTTGCCATTCGGCTTGACGATCTGTGGATGTATACGCCGGACAAGAATCCCAATTTCGAGAAGTGGATGTATGAGGTTGTCATGTACATCTACAAGATGTTCAATCTCGGGATCATCTCATCACAGCGGATGGCCGAGGTGGCCACGGTGATTGAGGATGGTATCGATGGTCTACTCAAAGCTCCCCCCGAGCCCCCGGCCGGCAGTATGGAGTTGGCGATGAAAAAAGCCATGGAAGAAAAGGCTATGCTGGAAAAGAAAGTCATAATGGAAGGCATTAGCAGCGGTGGCCGGCATGGGTGACTATCTTTCCGACGCCGAAAACCAAGCCATGTTCGAAGATGAAACGTTCGGCGATGACAAGCCCGGGCCGGAGCAGAGCGAGAAAGACCGCAATGCCCTGAAACGGGTGCAGAGTTGGTGGGCCTATGCCAAGGCGATCCAGTCCGGTGCCAGGACGGAGTGCATGCGGGATCACGAGGTATATGATGGTGACTCGTGGTTAGAGGACGACAAGGCTGAGGTCGAGGCCCGGGGCCAGATGGCTATCAATTTCAATCGCATCAAGCCCACTTTGGATTGGCTGATCGGCACGGAGAAGAAAAACCGGATTGATTTCCGGGTGCTGCCCAGGACCGGTGACGACGCCAAGGGAGCCGAGACCAAGACCCAGATCCTGAAATACCTGTC